ATACAAGTAATAATATTACAATTGGACAAAAACTCATCTCTTGACGACTTCAACTTCAAAATCGTTGAAACCGACATTCCGCGGCGCATTAAGCAGCCACTCAGGAACATCACCTTCTTCGAAATATCCACTATCATCGTCAAACCTCAACCACTTACCATCGTAGTTGTACGTACCCACGTCATCTTCGTCATCGGTAACAATCGGCTCACTAACAACGTGCCAAACAGCGCTCAACATTATAGCTGCCTCTGAACGCGGAGGCTCTACAAGTTTAAAGCACTCGACTTCACTCTCGTAGTCATCATACCAAACACTTCCAACACAACTTCAACATGCAACTTCATCCCACGATCAGCTGCCACAGACAACCTAAAGTCAGGCAATAATGATGAAACGGGCTGAATCTGCCTTGAGACCCATCCAGGGATCTCTAAGTCATGACGCTGCTGAATACCAGTATTCAATGCGTTTGAAACAACCATAAAATTGCCTCTTTCCATGCCTAGCACGGAACAATCTTCAGTACTTATTGCATTCACGACTGACGCGGCAACGCCCAGGCCTGACTTGCAGGCTAAGTAAGTAATGTAGATAGACTTGACTTCAACTCGTCCACAACCAATCAACTGCTTCTCAAACATCTTCCTCATCGTCGTATTCATCTGAAAGCCTCCTGTGTTCGGTTCTTCACACGTGATCAACTGACGCCAAAGAAAAGAGCCACCCAAACTCCTATCGGGTTCTCTCGGCGCTGGTGCAACAATCCTATCAACTTGATTCGCTTCATCTGCCATTGTGATTGATAATAGTAACAAAACTTCAGTCGTCTAGGCTGTCCATTCCCCAAATGTGCTGGAATGAAACTGACGGCATAGCTGTAGCTACAATATCAACTGAAAACAACGGCTCTTCAAGGACGGGATCCCTCATCTCATAAAACCTCTCTAAGATCTCTATCGCCTCGTCTCTTGTCCCAGCGGCTCCATCTACGTAATCGACATGAACCTTGCTCCATGGAAGTGCGACCCTTGAACCGGTCACTTTCTTCCAATTGAACATAATCCGATTGATGGCGGCGCAATATTGCAGCTC